TTTAGACCTGATTTAAAACAATTCTTCACTCAAGAAGAACTAGATAAGAAATATTAAACAAACTTAGGCTCCCGTAGGGAGCCTTCGTATATTTACCCAAATATAAAAGGTTATAAATGTATAAAAAGTGTTACAAAGGAAGAAAAATCAAAAGCAATATATGGGAGATGCATTTATGGGAATCCGATGGTACACACCAAACGATACCATTTGAAGATATTGCTTATGTAGAAGATGAAAACAACTATACTATTAAGGGTATAAATGGTGAATCTTTAAAACCAACAACTAATTGGTTCCACTCTAAAAATCCAGATTATAGGCATAAAAATACCCCCAATTTACATTTTCATGATATGAACGCCCATCAAAAATTCCTTATTGAAAGATATGGAACTAATGATGAACCATCTACAGGACACCAGGAATTATTTTATGATATTGAGTGTGAAATTGGAGGAGCATTAACTGAAGAATATATTGCAAGTGCTCCTATGCCTATTACTTCAATAGCATTTTGGCACAAACAATCAGATAGTTGGGGGTGTTTAGTGTTAGACCCAAAAGGTAAAGTTAAAATAGACAATGACCAAACAAAGAAAGTTGTTGCATTTAAAACAGAAAGAGAATTATTAATGTTTTGGGTAGAGGTTATTCAAGATATTAGACCGGACATATTAATTGGCTACAATAGTGATTATTTTGATAACCCTTACACTTACCATAGAATTTGTAACGTATGTGGAAAGGACATTGCTGACCAAATGTCACCCCTTTATGGGATATTGCAAGAACCTGTTACTTCAAAAAAATACAGTAAATTTTTCTTTAAACAGAATATGTTTGTTGATATTAAAGGGATTGAGTCTTTAGATTACATTCGTTTACATAAAAAGTATAGTTGGAAGGATGAACCGAGTTGGAAATTAGATGCTATTGGTGAAAAATATGCTGGTATGAAGAAGATTGAATATGATGGTAATCTTAATGATTTATACGCAGATGATATAAATAAGTTTGTTAAATATAACTTTAGGGATGTTGAGATTTTAAAACTACTAGATGAAAAATTACAATACATTGCATTAACTAAAAATATATCTCATAAAGGAAAACATAATTATAGTGAAGTATATTTTAATAGTGTAACACAAGATGGAGCAATTTCAGCTTATTTATTAAGTCAAGGCATTGTACCAAATAATAAAGAAAGTAATCCCATGAAAAAACAGGGGTATGCGGGTGGTTATTTATTTTGTCCTACTGCTGGGTTATATAAGTATATGTTTGATGAGGATTTAACATCATTGTACCCGTCTATAATTATGTCTTTAAACATAGGTAGAGAAACTTATAAGGGTCGTATTATAGATGCTGACGACCGTAATAATAGGTTAGGTCTTAATGACCTAAAAGAACGTGATCCTGAAGAAGAATTAATAGTTGAAAACCATAAGGGAATACAAGCTAGAGTTGATGTTAATAGATTAATAAAGATGATTGACCAAAATAACTTAACTCTTTCAGCTAATGGGTCTATGTTTAGTACAGACAGACAGTCAACCCTGTCTACAGTATTACATAAGTGGTTTACTGAAAGGAAGTTATATAAAGGTAAAATGAAAGAAGCATATAAATCCGGTGATAAAGAAAAAGGAGAATATTACCATTTAATGCAATACACTATGAAGATTTTACTTAATAGTTTGTATGGGGCTACTGCTTTACCCTCATTTAGGTATGGAATGAATTATGCTATTTTAAGTGAAGCAATTACATTAAGTGGTCACAGAATTATACAAGAATCTGCTTTATGTGCTAATAAACATATGAATAAAGTTATTAGAAACGAAGTAAAATTAGATATATAAACCCGCGCAAACCAAGAGGTAGCGCGTTAAACGCGCGTAAAACGCGCATAAATCGCATAATAATATGACACTTAAAAAACAATCAATTAGAAGTAACCAAATAATCACAGTAGAAGGTGAAATTATCCCTAAAGAAGAATTAATTTCTAGAAGTGAGGGTTGGAGTGAAATCCAAGAAAATTTCTTTAGGAAAATGCTTAAACAAGGTGGTACTTTTAAAGTTGCGGGTGTTAAGTATAAGGTAGAACTAAAACAAAGGGATGATATAGATTCTAAAGGAAATAAACCAGTTACCGTGCCACCATTACCAGGGGAAAGAACATTTTAAAACCAAATATATGTTAGTAGAAATATCAAACGGAGAATTATTAGACAAAATTTCAATTTTAGAGTTAAAAATGTTTAGAATTGAGGATGAAGAAAAATTAGTTAATGTTCATAAAGAATTTGACACCTTAAATCCCTTAGTTGTAGAATTATTTGAAAATAATGATAGTCAACTTCAAAATCATTATCTTGAATTAGCTGAAATTAATGGCAAACTTTGGGATATAGAAGATTGGATCAGAGATTGCGAACGTGAAAAGAGATTTGACAAAGAATTTGTAGAACTGGCTCGTTCTGTGTATATTACCAATGATAAAAGATGTGAAGTTAAAAAATTAATTAATATTTTAACATCGTCAGGATTAGTAGAAGAAAAATCATATAAAGGATATTAATGAAATATTTAGAAGAAACACCTTGGTTTATTTGCGATACAGAAGACAAAAATTATTGTGCTTATGTTGATACTGATTCTAATTACTTTAATGCCGAACCATTATTACTTCACTTACACCCAGATTTTGAAGAATTTGAAGATAATAAAAAGGATGATATTTTAGAAAAAGTAGCATTAAAATACCAAGATATTATTACAGGACATTATGATAATTTAGCCGTAGATTGTTTTAATGTTAAACAGTTTGACTGGTTTGAACAACCTCATTGGTTAGAAATGAAAACTGAATGTGTTATCCGTTCTGCTTATTTTAGAAATACAAGAAGGTATGCTCAATGGATTACAAAACAAGAGGGTATTGCTAAAGAGACACTAGATATTAAAGGTTTAGAGTTTATGAAGGCAAATTTTCCACCTATATTAGGAGAATTTTTTAATGGGATTTTAAAACAAGTACTTAAAGGCGAAAATAAAGATATTATTATAGATCAAATAAAAGTATTTAGAAAACAAATACTTGATGGTACTATACCTTTATCTCAGTTAGGCAACCCAACATCTGTAAAGAAAATATCTAAATATTCTGGAAGGAAACCATTAGCCGGAGAAATATTTACAGAAATTATTCAAGTACCAAGTACAACCCCAGGAGTTAAAAGAATGTTAGGTGCTCCTGCATCTGTACGAGCTTCTATTAAATATAATGATTTACTTAAATTTTGGGGTTTAGATAGAAAACATAATTTAATCACGGATGCTGATAAGATTAAATGGGTATACTTAAAAGATAACCCATATAAAATTGAAGCTATAGCATTTGTAGAACACGATATGCCTAAAAAGATAGAGGATTTTTTAGCTGTTTATGCAGACAGAAAAATGATATTTGAATCTATTTTATTAAATAAACTAGAGGGGTTTTTTAGTGACCTTCAATGGTCATTTGATATAAACCCTTATGTAAACGCTTTAGAATCTTTTGAAATTTAAAAATAAAAATAATGGTAAATAAAAATTTATTAACTTCATTCATTTCCAAATATTACCTTAATGGTAAATTTAATTCAGTAAAATGGAGAGTTAACGATAATAAATTAGTAGTATATGCTGGCGAATCAGGTAGGGCATGTAAGGTAGAATTAAACAAATTTGATCTGGAAGATTGTGAACTAGGTATTTTTGATACAAATAAACTTAATAAGTTAATATCTATAACAAGTGGTGAATTGTTAATTACTACTGATAGTCTAGGAGCATTATCAAATAAACTTAGTATTGCAGATTTAGGTTTTGATGTAATATATTCTTTATGTGATCCTTTAATTATCCCAAAAATTAAAATGTATAATGACCCTGAAGTTTGGGAAATGGAATTAGAATTAAGCCCAGATGATATTTCAAATTTAATTAAGGCAAAAAATGCTTTATCAGATTATAATTACTTTACAATCAATGCCTCAAAAGATGCTGATGGGATTTTATTAAGTGAATTTACATTTGGGGATGGTAATAATTATTCAAACAAAATACAATATAAGATCCAAGGAAGAATTGATGATGAGCTATTAAATGATCCAATTCCTTTTGATTCAGAAATATTTAAAAATATCCTTAATTCTAACAAAGATATGATTAAAAGTTCCTTTAAATTATCTAAAAAAGGAATGTTAAAATTAGAATTTGAAAGCGAAGATTTAACTAGTATATATTACGTAGCAAGAAATGAACAACAAAATTAAAGATAGTAATCCTAAAAGCGATTGGGGTACTATAAAAACAGACCAATTTCCTATTAACCCTTCCTATGATAAAAGGGTGTTTATAGTAGATAACTTTTTCACTGACCCATTAAAGGTTAGAGAATTTGCTCTTCAACAATGGTTTCATGATGATGAAGGTTTTTTAGGATTAAGAACTAGAAAACAATTCTTTTGGGAAGGGTTAAAAAATACCTTTGAAGAAGTTATTGGTAAAAAAATTACAGATTGGGAAAATATGGGTATGAACGCTAGATTCCAATCTCACAAAGCAGGGATACCAGGTGTTTATCATGCAGACAACCAATCTTGGGCTGGAGCTTTATACCTAAACCCAGATGCACCTTACGAAGCGGGTACTTCATTTTGGGCACATAAAAAAACTGGGGGTAGACACGCATCTGATCCTGTACATATGTTTGATAGCATTAAATGGGTTGATCAAACTCCTTATGTTAAAGTTGATGAAGTTGGGAATGTGTTTAATAGACTAGTAATATGGGATGCTCAATTAATACATGCCGCACCTGTTTATTTTGGACATAATATAGATACAGCTAGGTTAACACAAGTATTTTTCTTTAATACAGGGAAATAATTTTATATATGTATAATCGAATTTAATATTGTATAGCTAGGGCATGCAGTTATATTCACAAATAATAAACCGAGAGCTTCGGCCTCACAAAAACTAAATGATATGAGTACATTATTCAATGAGCGTACACCGTTCGACTTACTATTCCGTAATCTTTTTAAGACAGACGGAGTTTTCCAACCAACAACGTTTGAAAACAAACAACCACACCCACTAGATATTTTTTACGACGATGAAGGACTTCATTTTGAAGTTGCCTGTACTGGTCTAACTAAAAAAGACATCCAACTAGAAATTGATGGAGATCTTTTAAAGATTATCTATAATAAACCTAATGACGAAGAGTTTGATTATAGTGGCTACATTTATAAAGGATTAGCATCTAGGTCTTTTAACTTAGGTTATAAAGTAGCATCTAAATTCGAACTAGAGAAATTAGAAGCTGAAATGAAAGATGGTTTGCTCCATTTATTTATTCCAATCGCGGAATCTAAAAAAGCAAAAACAATTAAAATAAAATAAAAGTTTTACCAAAAAAGCGTGTCCTAGCGCAATATTATTCGTATATTCACGTCTAATTAAAATCAGTTATATGACAACAAAACGAAAGTCAATTCAGACTATTACCGATCCCCACTTAGAACCTTTCTTTATTACTAAAGATGAGTACAGTTATACTGTAAAACAAAATGTAACTTCGGATGCATCTCATTTTAGGTCTAAAGGGAATGCTAAAACATATGAAAAGTCTTTATATTATTACAGTAGTATAAGTCAGGCTCTAATGAAAATAGCAGAATTACAATCAAATTTAGAAGACCATAAGAATTTAGACGAGTATATTACCAATTTTAAAACAATAACAAATAACCTTAAAAATTACATTGATGAAAAACTTAGTAGCATTTTATGATGCATGTATTGTAAAACCCATTGAAACTGAAGAAACAGTTTATGGGAACATTATCGTTCCAGACATGGGGAAAGATACAAACACCTTTGGTACAGTTGTAGCTGTGGGTCCAGGACGATACACAATTTCAGGTGTCAAACTAGAACCACAAGTAAAGATTGGGGATAAAGTAGTACTTCCAACACAAGGATTTACAAAACTCCCATTTGAGGGAACCGAATATTATATTGGTTCTGAAAACCAAGTATTAGCCAAAGTAGAAGAAACTGTTGAAGTTGAAGATATTTTAGCTGAAACCAAATTAAGTGAAATTGATGAAGAACATTTAAAAATTAAATAATAATGGAGAATAAAATTTTATACGGCAAAGATGCCAGAACAAAATTAAAAGTAGGGATTGATAAACTAGCGGATGCTGTAGTATCAACATTAGGACCAAATGGTAGAAATGTTGTTATATTCAAAAATGAAATGGAACCACCTCAATCAACTAAAGATGGAGTTACAGTAGCTAAAGCGTTTTCATTAAATGATCCTAGTGAAGCATTAGGAACACTATTAATTAAACAAGCAGCTATTAAAACAGCAGATAAAGCAGGGGATGGTACTACAACTTCAACTTTATTAGCAAGGGACATGATTTCTTTAGGATTAAGCCACTTAGATAGTGGAAAAAACGCAGTATCAATTAAAAGACAAATTGATGTTGCAACAAAAGAAGTAATAGAAGAATTAAGAAATAACATCTCAGAAGATATTTCATCTGAAGACCAATTAGAACAAATCGCAACTATATCTGCTAATAATGATTTAGAAACTGGTAAATTAATTGCCCAAGCAATTGAAAAAGTTGGTTTAGAAGGTGTTGTACATATAGCAGAATCAAAAACAGGTGATACTTACTTAGAAACTGTAGAAGGAATGCAATTTGATAGAGGTTATAAATCCCCATATTTTGTGACTGATAATAATTCAATGTCATGTTTTCTAGATAATCCAGCTATTTTGATAATGGATCATAAATTAAACACAGTTAAAGAGTTATTACCAATTTTAGAAGCGGTATCAAGTCAAGGTAAATCATTATTGATTATTGCTGAAGATATTGATAACGAGGCATTGGCTACTCTTATTGTTAATAAAATGAGAGGTACAGTTAATGTATGTGCAGTTAAAGCCCCAGATTTTGGGGATCGTAGAAAATTAATATTGGAAGACATAGCTGTAACAACAGGAGGTCAAGTATTCAGTAAGGATAAAGGAATGAAGCTTGATAAATTTAGTTGGGATTGGTTTGGTGAAGCAAGAACAGTAACTGTAGAAAAAGAAAAAACAACAATTGTTGATGGAAAAGGAACAGTAGAAGGAATTGAAGCACGTATTGATGAACTACAAACACAAATTGGAAAATCTCAAACTCCATACGAAAAAGAACAATTACAAAACCGACTCTCAAAATTTGTTGGTGGTGTAGCTATTGTACACGTAGGTGGAAATACAGAAACTGAAATGTTAGAGAAGAAAGATAGAGTGGATGATGCATTACATGCTACTAAGGCTGCTATTGAAGAAGGTATTGTACCTGGGGGTGGAAAAGCACTTTTAGTTGCTCGCCAAGCTATTAATTTAGGTAGTATTGGAGCCCAAATTGTATTTGATGCTTGTGGTTCACCATTTGAACAAATCCTAAAAAACGCCGGGATTGAATCAATTGATTCACAAATTTTAGCTCGTGATATTATTAAAGATAATAGCACTTGGGAATCATATAACCTTAAATCTGAATTAGTTGAAAACTTTAAAGAATCAGGGATTATTGATCCAACCAAAGTAACTAGATTAGCACTTCAAAATGCTTCTTCTATTGCAGGAACAGTATTATTAACTGAATGTACATTAACTCAAGACAAATCATCGGATTCTGACAAAATGGCAATGTTGCAAAACAATGCTCAAGGAGGAATGATGTAATAATTAATAATTAATAAATAAATAAAAAAGAATGACAAAACAAGAAATTTTTGAAATTATTGAAGCGAACTTCAATATTTTAGCAGAAGAGCATGTAGGAACCACAAAAGCAAGTCAAGGACGAGCTAGAAAGGCAGCACAAGCAATTAAGAGAGTAATTACAGATTATAAAAAAGCATCTGTAGCAGAATCTAAATAATTACCAATAATTTAATTGGGGGAGCTTGTCTCCCCCATTTATTTTTCGTATATTATACCTATGGAAAAAATAACAAAAGAAGAGTATATTTTAATTGCTCGTAGAGTTCCTCCAGGGGATAAATGGAGATTAGTTGCTAATGAACCTGATGGTCCGTTACATAAATCTCTAACTGATACATTAGAAGCATATATGACTAAAACAGGATTTAGAGGAGAATATAGATTAGCTCCATTAAAAAGTGAATTATATGCTATATCTACAACAGAAGAAGAAGTAAAACCAGAACCAATTAAACAATATTCAATTTACGGGGAATATGGAAACTAATACACTATTTAATGAAAAATATCGCCCAGTTTCACTTGAAAACTATGTAGGTAGTTCTAGTCTAAAAGAAACTATTTCTAAGCAATTAGAAGCCAACGATATTCAAAATTATTTATTTTATGGTCCAGCTGGAACAGGTAAGACTACCTTAGCAAAAATTTGTATTAAAAACCTTGATTGCGATTACCTTTATATTAATGCCTCAGATGAAAGAGGTATTGAAACAATTAGAGATAAAGTATCAGGATTTGCTAGTACAATGTCATTTGAACCCATTAAAGTGGTTATCTTAGACGAAGCTGATTTTCTTACTATTCAGGCGCAAGCCTCCCTTCGTAATATCATTGAAACTTTCTCTCGTACGACAAGGTTTATTATGACGTGTAATTTTGTAGAGCGTATTATTGATCCTCTACAATCAAGATGTCAAGTATTAAAAATAGTCCCTCCAACAAAAAAGGAAATAGCAATCCATTTAGCTGGTATTTGTGATAAGGAAAATATAAGTTATGAACCGAATGCCATTGGTAGTATTGTCAAACAATATTATCCTGATTTGCGTAAAATGCTTAACACTATTCAAACAAGCAGCAAAACAGGAAAACTAAAAGTTGACAATTCCTTATTAATATCTACTAACTATTTGGATGCTATTGTGGAGGAACTTAAAGGTAAATCCCCTAAATTTAATACTATTAGACAAATTATAGCAGATTCAAATGTTAATGACTTTGAAGAGGCATTTAAGTATCTTTTTGATAATGTAGAGAAATACCTCCCAGGAAAAGAAGGTACTGCAGCTATAATCATTAATGAACATCAATATAAATCTAATTTTCGTATCGACAAAGAAATAAATCTAATGTCACTAATTCAAAATTTAATTAATAATAAATAAAACAGTAAATTATGGAACAACCAGTTCAACAACCACAAATTGATTTGAAATCTACAACCGGCCTTAAAAACGAAGAAGGTGGTAGTGTATTCATGTCCGGAGTTATTTTAAGAAAAATTTCTAAATTCGTAGCAGGTACAGATAATGATGCAATCATGCCTATTCCTGTATTTTACGACCCATCAACCAACAAAATTCTTGGTGAAGGAATTCCTGTAGAATTAAGAGAGGAACTTAAAGATGAACTTTGCTAGATGAATAACATCTTTGATTGGTTAAAAGCAATTAATAACACCAAACCCCCAGTCGAATCTTTTACAGACAAAGATTGGGAGGTTTGGAATAGTTATATGATACACAGATTTATATCAATGAATCCTGACTATATAGAAATTGTAAATTATGTTCAAGATCTACCCCCACAAGAAAAAAGGATGATATATTCCATATATAAAGAATTCATCCCTAAAAACAATAAGTGGAGTAAATATATTAAATCTAAGGTAAAACAACCTAACACTGATTTAGTTAACCATATTAAAGAAAACTTCCAATGTTCAAGTAAAGAAGCAAGAGAATATATAACTTTGTTGGATACCCCACAAATTAGTCGTATATTATCGAATAGAGGATTAAATACGAAAGAAATAAAACCATTATTAAAATGAACAAATTAGTAAATATGTTACGTTTATCTGCACAAGCAGATAGAGCAAAAGCATTATTATCACTTGAGTTATTAGGTAATAAAGCAGTTGGTATTGGAGACCATTC